GTGATCGTTGAGGTTGGACAACCATCTCAACTGGAGCGCGGTCGGATGCTTGCCCGGAGCTTTGAACTCGACGAACAAACACCGACCGGCGCGGATGAACAATCGGTCCGGCTGGCCGCGCTGGTTCTGCCCGGCTAGCTTGATGACCAAGCATCCCTTGAGCTTCGCATAGGCGCAGACAGCCTTCTCGATTGTGGATTCTCTCATAGTTTGTCCTTGTAGTTGCAGATTTGTGCGTAGAACTGAGTGCGCAGGCTTGCCATTACATACGCGTTCACTCCGTCGGTGTTGTCGATGTCTGCTGCGGCCTCGCAAGCGTCGATCTCACGACCTGTCATGAGGTGGCGCACGGTTGCCAGCAATGCAATAGCGTCTGATTGCAAATCGTCGCCGATTTTTTTGTATTTCTGATCCTCTTCCGAAGTCGGCATGTTGATCATCTCTTCTGTGTCTGTAAGTGTCATAATGTTGTATTTTAGCGGCTGCTGACGATTGGTTTCTTGAATGCGCGGATGCCAAGAGTCTCGGCGAGTGCCTCGACTGCATAGCCATGTTCCTCCATGTTTTTGAGCGTCGCGAGAATAGCGGCTCGCTTCGGCTCGACGGTCACGAGGTCGTTGCGGAGCGATTGAAGTTGATTGATGTCGATGACCTCGAAGTCCCATGCAAAGCGGATGCCATCGGCGAGCTTTGTTGCGGCGAGATCGGCTGATGCTTCGAGCTTCTCGGCGGTGGCTTTCTTGGCAGCAAGAACTGCAGCGATCCCGCCTTCCTCTGCTGCTTCCCGGGCAGCTCGTGCTGCCTCGAATGCTTCGCGCTCGATACGCTCTTTCTCGGCTTTGATCCGCATGACCTCCTCGGCATGGTTATTGATGAGCTGCTTGATGCGTCCCTCCTCGGCATTGATCTCGATCATGAACTCGGCGGCTGCTGCGTCGATCATCTTGCCGATGCGGTTGACTGGCTCCTTGACGAGCTTGCGGCTCTTCTCGACCTCGATGCGCATTGCTGCAAGTGATCGGGTGTGCCTTTGAGCGGCGGCGCTGTCGTCATTGCTAGTGACGGTTGTGACTGATTCAGACTTGGCGAGCATCGCTGCCTTGCGAGCCTCGGCCTCTGGTGAGATGGTTAGTTGATAGCCATCCCCAGCGAGGATGAGCGGCATGATTTCGGTTATTTCGTTTGTCATAGTGTTATTTTTTTATTGTTTGGAGAATGGTCGAGGAGGTGAGAGGTCGATGTGGCCTGTGCAGACGCAGCAGTCAATCAGAAGAGCGCGGTAGTGTTGATGGAAACATGTTGGGCAGTGGTTCGGTGGGCAGACTCGCGCTCTCGCTTTGTGTGCGCGTTCGGCAAGAGCTTCGCGGATGCTCAGAACGGCTCTTGGTCGGTCGGCGTGTGCGGTTGATCCCATAGTATCCACGGGAGCCGGTGCAGGAGGATAGGCGGCATTCCAACGCGGTATGGTCGGACTGCCAGCCAAGCCACTTCCAAATCCACAGGATCGCGCATCAAGCAAAGCTCTGTCTCGAATGCGTTTAGTGCTTGGTGCCAGGTTGTCTGTTCTAGATCTGCGTTGATCGGCACCATCGGGATTGCCTCGCCCTTCGTCTGTGAGAGGCTGCGGTTCTCCTTGTGCGCTGCCTTCTCCGCGATCTCTGCTTTCGGCAATGGAGTATTGGAGCTGATGACCAGCCCCGCTCTGCGCTTTCCCGGCGGATCGATGCGGTTGATGGCTGCCTCGACTTCGAGGTCGTCAACAGTTGGTTGGCGTGGTGGAGCCGCCTTGCCTGCGGTGATTGCGGAGGCGGCTGCTGCTTTCTTGGCTGCGATAATTTCGGCGATTGTCATAATTATAGGATGGTTGGGATTGTAACAGCACGACGACCGGGTGGTATCCACAATTCAGAGTTTACCCAAGTTCCTTCCTCAAACTTCTCCATTTTCCATGCCTTGCGGCACGATGGGCATTGATAGGTGTCGGTCGGAAGCGATCCGGTAATTGGAACAGTGCGGAAGTCGAAATAGTCGGCTTCGTGTCCGCATTTTCCGCAGCGCAAAAGCATGTAAGATTCAGGGATTGTGATCATGGTCGGTTGTTTGTAGTTTCGCCCAGAAAGCCCCACCCCGCTTGCGCAGGATGAGGCGTGTCTATGTTGGGAACTATTAGGTGCTAATAGTCGTCGCCACCAAGAAGAGCGGAGAGTTCAGTGAGCGCTGCAGCGAGTGCCTTGTCCTCTGGCTTCTTGTCTGCGAGCGCCTTCGGTAGCCATTTCTCGATCAGGGTTGCCACGCCTGCCTCGTCGACTTCGCCGAGGAGTTTTCCTTTGTATTTCCCGATGTGAACCATTACTGTCTCCCATCCTGACTCTTCGGATTTATCCTCAGTTTCACGTTCATCTGCGGTTACCTCGCGGTCACGAATCCGGGTATACTTGCCGGACGGCTTGAGGGTTGTCTTGTCACGGTCGGGCGACATGAAGCTGATGTTCGCGTAAGTGCGGTCATCCTTCGTCTCATGCTGGATGATCAGTTTGACGCCGTGGCCAATCATACCTTCGAGGTCAAACTCATCCAGCTCCAAGCTGGTCAGGTCGCGACCCATCAACTTCTTCAGGTCTTTGCGGAGTGCTGCCTTCTCGTTGAGGCTCGGCGTGTAGCCACGCGACCAGATGCAGAAGCGGCGGTCGTTTTCTTCGTCCATGACCTCAGTCTCGAAGACGAGCCTGAACTCTTCTTTCTCGCCGTATTGAGTCATGCGTTTTTTCAGCTCCGTGACGTCCACCAGCACGGCCTTGATCGTGCCTTCGCTTTCAGGGTGTGGAGTGAAGTTGCTATTCTTTTTTTCGCTTAGTTTCATTTGTTTTACTTGTTTGGTTATGTTGTTATTTTCGGGAGAGTTATGGAAGGAGTCCAAGGAAGTGTGCCGCGATGACTCCGATTGCAAAGCCGATCAATGCGGCTGAGATGACGACCGCTGACATTGATGGATCGCGGCGGTAGTTGAGTGACTTCGTTTCATTGAGGGTGAGCGTCGAGAGCTCGTCGATGTGGAGGCGCAGAAACTTGTCTGTGCCACGGATGATGTCTAGGTCGGTATTGTTCATGGTGTTCGTGTTGTTATTGTTGTTAAACCCCCGCGCCCTCCTCGGTCAACCGACCAAAGAAAAACGCGAGGAGGGTTGGGAGATTAGTCAGGCGAATTGCTTCGGAGTGCGGTATTCGAGTCCGTCTGGGTTGAGCGTGATGCCATCGCTCAGTCTCAAACGCTCAGCCCATCGGGTAAGACTTGCAATCGATACAGTAGTGGTCAGCTTCATGCGCTTCGTAGATTGTCCGAGGCTGCCAATGATATGCTCAGCCTGCCATTGAACTTTAGCGCGGCGTCCATCAATCTTTGTGATAATGCCAAAGCGGGTCGTGCTTTTCGAGTATTTGTAGGAAACTGGAGTGTCTGTTGTCATAATCGGTTAGTTTGTAATTGGTTAAATCGCGTTGGCGATGTGAGAAAACTAGGCATTGCCTATGGAAAAGAAAAGCTTTTTTTTGCAGGTGGGGAAAATGGATCAAGAATCCTTTATTCTATAAAGGATTGAGGCTGAAAATAGTTTCAGCGATTGCCGATTATGGGCGGCGTCCAAGATGCCAGCGGCACGTTTCCATGCCGCATCCTTGAGAAAGTCGATGCACCTCCGCCTTGAGCGTGTCGATCTGCGACTCCTGCATGGCGAGGATTTTGTCCTGCGCTTCTAGTCGGCTCTTCATGAACTGATAGAACGTTGTGGCGAGCGTGCCGACGGTGGCGCAGAGAACGCCGATTCCTGAGAGAATCCACCCAATAGGGATTTCGATGATGCCTGTGGCGAGAGTTTCCATTTTTAGATTGTAGCTTGAAAGTGCATTGCGTCGCGACCCCATGCTGAACCGGCGCATGTCCAGCCTTCGGCGGCGAAGACCTCCATGACCTCGATAGGCATGGTTGCGGATGTCGGCCATGACTGGAGGTCGCGATTGGTTGAAGGGTCGAGATCGATAGCGGCTCCGCGGGCGTGGATGGAAGTGATCCTCCGCGCATCTTGCGGTTGTTATAGACGCCTGCGTATTGTTTGAGCGCGTAACGACCCTGTGGGATCTCTGAGAGCTTGGAGATGATCCGCTCAAGTGACTCGGCGACTTTGTGATGGCAGCGGATCGTTGTCACCGGCTTGCCTTCGTATCGAACGCCGTAGTTGCTGACATCGATGTTGACCAGCTGCGACTCATCGCCGGTGGAGCCATAGAATCCCTCTAGAGCGGCTTGCGTGGTCGACGGCCAGATGGTTGTTGCGGGTCTGAGCTTTCTCAAATACTCCTGACAAGCAGCAATCGAGCGCGGACCCCAGAATCCATCTGGAGTTGCGCCGACCTTGGCTTGCAGTGCTTTGATCTCTTCGCGGTTCATTTGCCGGAGGAAATATCGACATAGCCAATCACCACGCCCTCGGCGTTCGTGATCGGTGCCTTGATGAATTGTGACGGCTTGCTGCCAGGCGTGAAGTCGATCCCAGCCTTCGCGCCGGTCTCAGGATCGCGGAAGCGGATCGTGCCGAGGAGCGGTAGATCAGCGCAAGAGACGAGCATGAATGCGGCGATGGCAAGGATCAGTTTCATTTGTCCTTGATGATATTGATTGCACCGACGAGAGCAAGTCCGACGGTGATGATTGCCTCTTGCAGCTCCGGTGCGATCTGCACGCCGAAAGCGGTGAAGATGAGGATAATCCCTCTCCAAGTTGATTCTTGTTTGATACGGTTCATGATGTGGGTGATGATTGTTTGCATGATCGTGTGAGGAGGTCTGAGATGAAAATG